CCGTAAAACTTACCGCGCGCTTCAAATACTTTGTGCCCACTTGTACACGCAAACGCAACAAAATACGTCCTACGCGGTCGTTGCCCGTCGTCGTGCCGTCGCCGTCGAACTCGTAATTGAAAGTTCCCGAAATAGCAAACTGAGTGCCGCTGTCGTAATCTATGTCGGTATCGCTTAACGTCGTATTGAAATCGCTTTCGTCGTAAACGCTGTCGAAGATTAGCGGCCAGTTGCCGTTATAACGCCGCGTTCGTGTCACCTCTTTAAGCGGCGGCAAGTACGTGTATTCGTAGCCCTTAAGCCGTTCGAACGTGCTGTCGAAACTCTTTGCCGCTGCTATGCTTTGCTGCGTTATCGTTGTCCCGTCTTTGTACGTGCCTTCGACTGTGAGTGTCGTGCTGTACTTCTGTGCGCCGACAGGCAAAAACCAAAATTTGCCCTGCGCTTGAAAGATGCGCGCGTTGAAAACCTTTGCCAAGTTTTCCAGCACCGTAAACGCGCTGTAATATTGGTTCTCGTTGTTGCTGTCGGGGTTGTAAAGTCCGTACTGGCTTATCCGCGTATCTTCCAACAAGTCGCTTCCCGTGTAGTTTGGGCTACTTGCCGTGAAATCGTTGACGTAATACAAAAAATCGTCCGTTGCGCCCCATAGTTGTGTCGAACGCAACTTGTTAAGGCAATTCAGAAGATGCCCAACCGCCGACGCTTGGCCCGTGTACGCTGTGCCGTCGTTGTTGTAGTCGATGTTTTGCAGGTTGCCTAAATCGTCGGCCGCCGTAATTGTATTTGCTACGGGGAAATACTCGAATGGCCGCACTACCTGTTCGGGGTACAGCACGCCGCCCCACCAAAAGTGATTTGCGCCGTCGGGGTCTTTGTAGATGCTGACGCTGAACCGCTGCTCGGCAGCCGTCGCAAGGTCGTCCATGAATCCCGTGTGCGTGGCATTCTCTTCCATCAGGGTAAACGTCACTTCGCTACCAATCACGGGCTGGTATCGGTCTTCGTTGTTGCCTGCATAGCGCAATACGAACCCGTCAGCGCCAAGCACGAACGTCTGCGTCGTGCCCGTAAAATTCGCGTCGTGGATGTTCACGCGCCAATCGCCGCCGAGGTCGTCCGTAAATTCGCTGTATAGTCGTATCGGGTCAGCCATTAAAATCCTCTTACTCGGTTACGGTCAATTGCATTGCGTTCGCTCGTTAACAAGATGTCGCGTCCGCTAATCTTGCCGGTAACTTGTACAGCCTGCCCGCCAAGCATTCCGCGCAACTTGTCGAGCGGCGCGATAACTTCCGGGTTCGTCCTTGCGCCGGGGTACTCGCCGACAAGGCCAAGCGTTGGGCCGCTTACTATGCCGCCTTCGCTGAACTGCGGAATGCCGAAACCGCTTGCCATAAAGCCTTTCAAGCCGCCCACGGCTTCGAAAAACTTGCCGCCAACGCCTCCTGTCAATGCGGTCATAACGGCAAACACGGCAAGCAATGCCAACGCTTGAGCTAAAACAGCCTTTAGCGCATCAATCATTGATTTCTTAAAATCAAATGTGCCGGCAATCATCGATGAAAATATGTTTTGCAGACCTCCCGCAATGCGCATACCGAAACTCTGTAATTCGGCTTGGCTTTGCATCAAACTTTGCTTGGCTTGCTCGGCTATTTCGGCAACCTTAGTCGATATTTTTTGCAGCCCCTTTACTACCGTATTGTCAATGCTTGCGACGGTAAGCGGCCTTAACCCCTCAACCAACGCCGGGCCTAATTTCTTGCTTTCCTCTGTCGTCTTGCTTATTCCTTGGCTGAGGAACGTAAGCAAGTCGCCGACTTTGTTGGATTCAATACCAACCTTGTTCAGTTGTAACGCTACGCCTCTTTCAAGTTGCATCATCGAAGCCAAATCCGCGTTGGCTGTTTCTAATGCCGTTTCAAGTTTTTTCAGGTCGCGACCGGCTTGGCTGTTGGCTGTGCGCTTGTACGGTGCGAGCTTCATCAACTCGGCCTTTTCTTCCTTTAGTTGAGCTACGTACGCTTGTTGCGCCGTTACCGCTCCTTCAATGCTTGCCGCTTGCTGTTCCAAGTCCATGCCGGCCAAGCTTTTCTTAAGGTCGTCGACCTTGTCGCTTCCTTCGCTGCTGGCGTTGTTCAGCATAATAACCGCGCCGACGACCAAACCAATGGCAGCAGCAACTGCGCCAAATGGATTTGCAAGCATGGTTCGGTTAAGTGCAGCAAATGCAAGTTTTGCCGCCTTCAAACCGCCAATAAAATTTGGCAAGATTACAAGCACCGGGCCAATGGCGGCAGCAACGCCGGCAATAGCAAGTGCAAACGTTTTCGTTGTATCGCTCGTTCCCTGCAGAAACTGTACGAACGTTTTTAGACGGTCAACAATTGGCCGCAGGTACTGAATTAAAAGCCGGCCAATTTCTTCCTGCAAATCGCCGAACGAATTGGCAAGCTGCGTAAACCCGCCGTCGGCTTCGGCTGCTGCTGCCGCGCTTCCTCCGTATTGCTTGTTCAGCTCGTCAAGGATGATAGTTTGCGCCTCGGCAAGCTGTCCCGTTTCCGCAAGGCTTTTAATTACCTCTTTTTGGTCTTCGCTGAACTGGATACCGGACCGGCTCAACGCGCTCAGGTTTGCAACCGGGTCGTTTAACGCCTTGCCCAACTGGATACTTGCGCCCTTCAGGTCGCCGTCCAAACGCGTCGCCAAGTCCAAGGCCGCCTGCTGCGTGCGTGCAAAGTTTTTGCCGCTGATATTGGTAAACGTCAAAAGCTGCGCCGTCGCGTCCTTCAAAATTACCTCATCGCCGAAGAGCGTTTTGTTCTGCAAGTCGCTGGCCATTTTTTGCAGCTCCTGCGAAGTGAACCCGACTTGCCCGGCCGTGGACTTTAAACCGGCTTCGACCTGTGCAATCGCTTTGTTTTGTTCGCGGAATGCCTGCACACTGGTCGCGCCCATAATGGCAAGCGGCGCTGTTACGCCTACCGTAAGATTGCGGCCGAGGTTCTGAATTTCGCGCGTGTTCTTCGCAATGCTTTTACGCGCGTCGCCTAAATTCTTGTTGAGTTGCGAAGTATCCGCGCCAACCCGTAAAATTAAATCGCCAAGTTTTGCCATATCAATTCGCTAATGAACGCAAGATACTAAACCCGTCGCCGGCCTTTTCTTTCTTCTCCCAAGGGAACGTGGCAAGGTCTTTTGGGGTGAGGCGTTTCTTTACGTGTGGGTTCACTACGATGGCAGCCAGCCAGCGCGTGCGCTCCCATTCTGCTTTTTCCCGTTCCTCGATTTCTTTGTAGTGGCCGCGCATCGCGTTACCAAATTCTGAGAACGTAAAGTCGTAAAGCAAAACGGGGTTAAGGCGCAATTGCCCTAACCCCATTTCTTCAATTTCGTCCCAGCTCAACGGCTTGCCTTGGCCCTCGTTTTTTTTTGAGTGCCCATGCAGTCGGCAACGGTTTTGCTGAGTGCTGGCAAGTCGGCAATTTCGATAAGTCCGAGAAAATCGTCCACGTCCATTTCGAACGCCATGCCTTGCGCTTTGCAACCTTCCTGAACAAAGTAGTACACCAGCTCAGGAATTAACGTCACGTCGTTACTGTCAACCTCGGCAACCTTTTTGCCGGTGTTGTCTTCAAAGCGTTTCCAAGCTCGCATAGTAGCGCGAACCGGAAACGTCTTGCCGTCAAGTTTAATTTCTACCATTCAGCGAAATTACGCAGTAATCGCTTCGCGAACAACTGTGCCAGTAACTTCGATAGTCATAGAAAAGCCTACGTTGTCTTCAACGCCGGCTGTTTGCTCAAGGCTGGTGATGTAACCGGAAACGTCGAACTGCTCGTCGCCTACGTTTGCTACTGAACCTGAACCTACGTTCGTAAAGATTACGTACAACAATTCGCCGGCGATTTGGTGGTCAATCAGTTGGTTGAATCCGTTGGTTGCATCCTCAGCAAACAAACCGGAAAGGCTCAGGCTTGCCGACTTAAGGCCGGGCAAAATCTCGCGAAAGCCGCCGCTTGTCTTCGTTGTGATATCGCGCATGTCCGTGCTCATGGAGATGCTGCATTCTGTTACGTGGTCTACTACTACCTCGCTGTCGTCCGTAGTGCCCAAAAAGACACGGATGGACGAACTGTTAATGATGCCTGTTGTTTGGGCCATTATTTCTTAGATTTTTTTGGTTCTGTCTTTTCGGGCTTGTCCAAGTATCCGCCTTTCTTCAACTTTGCTGCGAATTTGTTGGATACATCTACAACCGTTCCGGCGGGCCATTTCCAGCCGTCCTTATTGTAGGGTTTTTGAATCGTTACCTTCATGGGTGCAATTTACTCAATTTAAATTTCGTCACTTTCAAACCAACCGTTATCCATCATATACTGCTGGTCGCGTACGGTCGTCGTGCTTGGTATGATTGCAGCGAATGGAAAGCTGTGGCTGTTTAGCACGTATGACGCAAGGTTGAAACGCTCGTCGGCTGTCAGCTCAGGAAAAAGGCTTACCAACTTCTCCAGCGTCGCCTGTTCG